ATCAACAGTGATATGACTCCAAATTCTATCAACAGTGATATGACTCCAAATTCTATCAACAGTGATATGACTCCAAATTCTATCAACAGTGATATGACTCCAAATTCTATCAACAGTGATATGTCTTGGATATTTATCAATAGTGATATAGCTCCATTCTATCAACAGTGATATGACTCCAGATTCTATCAACAGTGATATGACCCCAAATTCTATCAACTTGATATATCTTGGATATTTATCAACATTGATAGAACTCCAAATTCTATCAACTTGATATGTCTTGGATATTATCAACGCTGATATGTCTTGGATATTTATCAGTGTTGATACGACTCTCATTTCTATCAATGCTGATATGTCTTGGATATTTATCAACGCTGATAGAACTCCAAATTCTATCAACGCTGATATGTCTTGGATATTTATCAACAGTGATAGAACTCCAAATTCTAATTCTATCAACGGTGATATATATGACTCCAAATAAATTCTATCGACTTGATATGTCTTGGATATTATCAACACGAATAAGTTTTGGATGTTTATCAACACTGATATGTCTCCAAATTCTATCAACACGAATATGTCTTGGATATTTATCAACAATGATAGAACTCCAAATTCTATCAACTTGATATGTTTTGGTATTTATCAACAGTGATATAGCTCCAAATTCTATCAACAGTAATAATATGACTCCAATTCTATTTCCACTGATATGTCTCCAAAATCTATTCACACGAATATGTTTCCAAGTTTTATTCATGTGAATAGATTGGTATTTATCGACACGAATATGTTTCCAATTTCTATTCATGTGAATATGTCTTGGATATTTATTCATGTTGATGACTCCAAATTCTATCAACAAGAATATGGTTCTAATTTCTATTTCTCGAATTTAATCCATATTTCTCAACATGAATAGACTTTGAATTCGAAACTGAGTCGCTGTTTGAGATTTTACTCAAACGCCAATATACCGACACATCAGAGATCGACTCGATTTGGAGTTTCGAAATTAAAAGCTTACAATTTATTCGATAAATACTCATTAACGAATCCAAGAAGTCATCGGGAAATATTTCATCTCATGACATGTTGACCGATGACTTTAACTCCTCAACGATTTCCGGTCTACGGTATTAATTCCGAATATATATTGAGTGAACTCTTTTCCGTTGACGTGATTTCGAGTCAGGAATTCGTCTAATTCTGATTACCCTTCATTGATTACCCTTCAACTCGAATCATTGATTTTAAACCGAATCGATAATTTGCGATGAATTCGATAATCTGTTAACCGTCGACAAAAAACGAAGTCAGAGCAGTTAAAAGTTTATCGAATACACTTTTAATCAGAACCGTCACCTAAAAGTCGAGTTTCCGGGAAGAATCGGAGAACTATAACCTTAATCTCAAACTTCAAATGATGTCAGTTGGTTGTATATGTTAATTCGAATGTCTTAAGATCACTGTCAATAGAAACTTCCCAAGATTGATTAAATCGAGTTAGCGTTGATGTTAGTAGGTTGTAGATTCTTGATATGAGTATCGAAATTAGTTCAATCTTATATATTTCTGCAAATGATAAGTGAACTCTTTCTCAACACCGAGAATGTCTAACTTTTCTCCGTGTTGATATGATTTGAGATAACATCGATATGATTATACAACTCTTGCCTGAATAACCAAATTCGTAGTTAACGATTAATAATCTCTGAGTTTAAACTCCATCATTGTTGGAAAAACGCGGTTACCGTTGAAAGGTTTATCGGGGAAACGAATTTTAATCTCTAACCAAGTTTTTCAAGCCCCTGATTTGATATTTAAAGATGAGGTGTTAACCAGGAACTTATCCAAATCTCAGAAACGGAGTTAAGGTTAAGTTAACATTTCTCTCCTTGACGTTCAACACGACATCCGAAGTTAAGTTTTTTTTCGGGTCAAGGAAGGATTTCTGAAGGTAATTCTCGGAGGAGGATATCGACGAATTTCGAAAAAAAAATTGAAATATATTGGATATTATCTGGAATACTTAGTAAGTTGATAAAGTCTTTTCTTCATGGGTTCGCAAAATAACCGTGAGAATGGTATAATATATATGATATTTGCCGAGATATGGCGTCGGATGCAACCGCCAGAATTTACTGGCTTTATTAAACCTGATATAACTAAGGAGATTCCGATTCTAAGAAAATACTGTGGAAAGTCTAATAAAAACAATAACTCCTATTGCAAAGAGTTGGATAAGATTATTTTTCTTGAGGCCAATCGCAAATACGAGTCTGATCCGGAATATAGGGACATTTTGAACTTACCTGCCTTCAGAAAACCGGGTTCTCAAATCATGAGAGAGGCCTGCTACATGATTAACAATTTGATGAAAGAAAAGGAAAGTGTTGAAACGATATATCGGACTTGTCAAGATTTTCATAAACTCTTCGAAAAATATAAATAGATCCAAACTTCGACTTAAAGAAAGAAATTGGTAGGTGTTCATGGAATCAACAAATGACGCCAGAAAGTGTCATTTGTTGATATTTGGGCAAGTCGAGATCGAAATAACTGTTGACTCGATGACGCGTTAAAGGAAGTGAGGTTTATGGATTCATTGGAGAAAGACAATATTGGGAAGATTTTTCATCTTTCCAATGTTGATAGAAAGAGTTTTGGAGGACGATGTTACGATTTAAATGGCGAAAAGTATTCGGATGATATTTGGGGTGCGCCTGGACAGGACCCACCATTTATTTCCGGGAACGGCGATTCCATTGACACAGTCACACTTTTTTCCAGGCTGACAGTGACCATTATCGCGGACACAGGATTGACAAAACCATGATCGAGAGATCCTTGGGCGCCTAAACCTTTTAATAGTTCTTCTGTTGTCGGTGTATCCGGAGTCTTTTGACCCAGATGCATTTTCTCCGGTCTCAATAGAACTATTAGTAGATGCATAACCAGATGCTTCCGAACCGAATGAGAAGTCCCCCCGTCTGGATTTTACTTGCTGTTTCGGTGGATCCGGATGCTTTGGATCCATGCGCAGACCTTGCTGTTTGGATGATGCTACCAACACCATTTACATATCCTACGGCCTTCGATCCGTATGTATCGGTCTTGATGATTCCACCATTATTTGCAAATCCGGATGTTTCGGATCCAATTGAGTTTACATCTGCCAGAATCACTCCTCCAGATTCAGCCTTACCAAAGGTTAGACTTGCATTTCCTCGGGATTGAGTATTAATTCCACCCGCGATCGCTCCGAATCCTTCTGCTGTGTTGTTTTGACCACCTAATACCACACTTCCTGGACCTGAAGCTGTATTATTTTGTCCCACTAAAATCGCACTATTATTCCCAGAAGCAACTTGATTGGCTTGTCTTCTTTCGGATTGGAGATCGATGGCCTGATTTCCACGACAGTTTCCACCGTTGATCGTTCCATCGGGGATATCAATCATCAGGGCTCCACGACCTCGAGTATGAATAACAATGTCAACATCAGTTCGGTTCAAAGGTAAGGGCTCTAACACATTGACTTTTCGTCCATTGCAGCTTCCATTACAGGTGCTGGTAAAGCAATCGAATCCAGGGTCTGGAGGTCCTGTCTTACCGGGAGGATCAGGAGGACCGGGGGTCCGATATTTTCTGTTCTCTCAGTGAGACAGGTTATTTCTTTATCTCGACATTTTTGTTATTCTCTAAGGACCGCGAGGACCTCGGTAAACTGGAGGACTGGGAGGACCGCGAGAACCGCGAGGACCTCGGTAAACTGGAGGACTGGGAGGACCTCGGTAAACTGGAGGACTGGGAGGACCGCGAGAACCGCGAGGACCTCGGTAAACTGGAGGACTGTGAGGACTGCGAGAACCGCGAGGACCTCGGTAAACTGGAGGACTGGGAGGACCGCGAGAACCGCGAGGACCTTGGTAAACTGGAGGACTGGGAGGATCGGGAGGACCGGAGAGATGTCTTCTTGACTTCTTTTCCCGAATTTGGATGTTGTCTTATTTAGATGAAGATGAACTCATTATGTTTAAGTTCTTTTCCCTCTGTATAAGATTAAGAATTGTTACGTCTTTGTTGAAAGATATAAAAGAACGAAAATTTAATTATATTTGCAAATGAAGACGTAACAAGAGTTCTTTAAATAAGATACGGATAACGTTGGATGAATGTTGGGGCAGGACTCGTCTTTACATTCGAGAACGGAAATTTCATTGATACGGTACCATTGATCTCTTCAACTGAGACCTGACTCTTATCGAGGACATAGACTTTATCAAGGTATGAGATGGGATTCATTCAGATCTGACGTTGGAATGAAAATAGAGTCGAGACTCAGAGACAGGAGTTGGAAGTGAGTTGAATTTCGAAGAGGAGAGATGTTTGTTTTGACTTCTGTTCTAAAGGAAATTGGAGGAAGATAGACTTTGTGTCTTGTTTAGGAAATTCAACATTTGTGTAACTCTTAACAGGCGGATAGAGTGAGAACGTTGGTTTCGAGATTAAAGGCATAGTTGATACAATGAGAGGAAGGGATAGGGAGAAGATTAGAGACGGCGATAGGGAGAGCGTCTGGAACGGTGGGGACGAGACGAAGAAAGACGTTTGATATCTTGAAGGAGATAGGGATTGATTTGCCGGGTCCATTCAATGGCAAATTTTCGACGGCGACGGGGACACCCTTTTTATTCAGGAGAACAGCGGAAAGAGAGATACCGAGGGGAGGCGAGTTGATGGGAGTTGAGTTGACGAACTGTAACTGACGTTGAGACGGTTTCTTTTCTTCTGGACACAGAGTGACATTGATTTTAATGATTTTGCAAAAACAGGGGTCTTTGCACTTATTTTTACACTTGTTTTTGTACGTATTTTTATGTTTACCCATAGTGTTAGTGTTTTATTAAATGGAAGGAAAGTTTTCCTTCCATTTAATTCTGGGAAAATCTTGGCGATTTAAGCTTTAATTGTGGGCTAAGAGTTTGAAGAATTTCTGAATTGTAATAGTTTTCGAGTGTCGATATCTGGGTCGCTGTTGGGAGATTATTTTGTACCATCGTGGAAGGTCGAGGATGAGATAGTACTCATATTCAAAGAGAAGTGGGTAGGCATTTAAGAGATCGTCAAGAGTTTGACAGGTGTGATAGAGGTATCGTCGATATAAGATACCATGAAGTCCCTCGACGAGGATACTTTCTGCTTTAAGGAAATAATTTAAGTCAATTCCAAATTCATTGGCGATGTTCTCAATATCGAAAAAGGGATCTTCAAGAAGTTTAAGAGCGATCCAGAGACTTGTCAAGGCGATAAGGAGTAATGACTTCTTATCATGACCACTTGAAAAGAGGAGTCCTTGATAGTAGAGATCAACAGCGAGAAAGAGGAGTTCAATGTAGGAACCTTTGAAGGAGGACCTTATATAATTAACAAGAATATCGACGATTTCCCTGTAAATGGGGAGTGGAGATGTATACATCGTGCGAGGATTTTCGTTCCAATAGCCTTTTTGTGAAGGTAGAGTGTTAAATGGGGGATGGTTGCGAACTTGATTGATCGAATAGCGACGATCAGGATAAAACTCGAGCATACGATCAAGAAGACTTATATAAAACGCATTTGAAGGTGGAAGAACTGTTTGGAGGAAAGAGTTCTTCCGTTGTGATTCTGAAAAGACTTCATAGAGACTTGTAAAGACGGTGTTTTCATTAAAGTCTTGAATGTCAAGAAGTTCATAGATAAAACGTCCAGAGAGAAGCTCAAGAAAGACGATACCAAGAGACCAAACATCAAACTTTTCGGAATAAAATTCGGATCCCATGAAGATTTCTGGAGCTCGATAGGTCACAGTGCCATGTAAGAAAGATAGTCGGTTTTCGGTGGGATCATCAACATAGAGGGCGAGACCAAAGTCACCGAGAAAATAATCATGACCTTTAGTGGTTTTCTCATAGAAGATATTTTCAAGTTTAATATCAAGATGAAGAATGCCGGAAGAGTGAAGAAAGGAAAGAGCGTCTACCAGTTGAAAGAGTTTTCTTGACTGTTCATGTGGGGGATCGTTGGGAAATTGTCGAATGACATCTTTAAGAGTGCCATCAAATAATAGCATAATGAGAGCGAGATCTTCTTTGAGATCCGGACAAGACAAACGTGTGAAGAACTGTAAGACGGGAGCCAGATGTGGATGCCTCAACCTGGTCCCGATATCAAGTTCAATAAGACCGGGGAGACCTTGACTTTTAAGACTTTGTTTAAATGTCTTCATTGCGCCGATAAATTCTGGATTGATGGCTTTTCGGACTGTGCCGTAGGATCCTCTACCAAGTTCAAGAGGAAGAGTAAAACCGCATTCTTCTTCACTTTCTTCTTTCATACGGAAGTTTTTAAGTTTCGGGAGAAAATAAAGCTTGGATTTTTTCAATGAAAAAGTTGCGGTCTTCAAGGTAGCGCTCTCTGGATCGGCGTGACATTTCTTCTCGTTTCTCAGGAGGTAAATTTAGGGCTTTATGGATAGCGAGGGAGAGATCTTCTGAAGAAATGAGAAAGGCTTCACTTTCAACGGGGTTTTCAACAAGAAGAAAGGGAATAGACGGACCGGTGACATAACGAGAGTTAACGATAGAACGAGGGGGGATGAGAATGCCATTATCTGAAGAGACAAGTTCATTCATGGGAGGAGCATCAAGAGTAATAATAATACCCCCGACGGAACGACCTTCATTAATATAGTGTCCATAGCCTTCAGTACTACTTGGACACACGTGAAAGCGAGCTCTTCTCTGATAATAGAGAAGAGAGAGAGAATCGAGAGAGGAGAAGATCTGAATACGAGGAGGAAGTGAGAGGTCCTGAAGAAGATCGGATAGCATCTCATAACAGATATCATGACACGTTACGACGAGTTTTGTATGAGAAAAGGCTGGTTGAAGAAAGGTTTCAATGACAACTCGAGTCTGTTTCTGAGGTGACTTTCCGGCGAAATGTACAAAGAGGAGTTCATCCTTTTCCAGAGAGGAATTGATTGGAAGAGTCATGGATCGGAGAAGAAGATCATCCGAGCTATGTCGAGTGTAGTAGACACGTCCTTTGAGTCCGTGTTTCTTACAGAGAGTCTCGACTTTTCGTGAGGCATAGAGGGACTTACATATAAAGAGGTCGATTGATTGGACCTGACGAAGAGGAGGAAAGAACTCCTGATTAACCATAAGCCAGTTTTCGAGACTTGGGAAGTGACGGAGGAAGTTCGTTCTTTCGAGACAAAGATTAATATCGGTTCGACGATTTAACTCATTTCGAGCGAGGGAAAGAGTTGGATCGACATACACGATATAGGAAGAAGGTCCGAGAACGAAAGAATAGAGTTCAGCATCACGATAGAGGCCGGGACTTCCCCATGGACAGAGAATGCGAACCGTTTTGAGAAAAGGTCGAGGAGAGGGATATAACCAGAAAATATGTGAGAAGAGAGGAGGTTGAGGATGTCGTTGAATCGAAAGATAGAACCAAAGAAGAACTAGAATAAATAGAGCTAAAATTAAATAGAATAACATCTCTTTTCTATCGAGATAAAACATTTCTCGAGGGAACGTTTTCGTCGATGTTTTAGATGTTTTTCTCGAAGAAAAGAGATTCAGACGAAGTTGCAATGACGAAGAGATGATAGACATCAAGAGGAGTCAGTCCAGAATAGGACGAGATAGAGCCATAAACGAGAAACAACGTACGGATTTGTTCATCGGTCAGCTGATGATCATAGGTGTCAGCCATTTCATAGACCGTATCTCGGTAGATATGAAAGTCAAGAACATTGGAAATTAAGATAATTTCAAACTCTTCCAGATGTTGGATGACGGGGATAATCGAGTCCTTTTCAAAGACGATCGAGACAAGTTCATAGAGAGACGGAGGAGTACACATTGATATAAAGTATTTTAGACTTAAATAGAGACATGAAAGTCCATTGGCCTTTAAGAGAGAATCGTCTTTCAGATCGTGAAGAGAGGAGTTTTCGATTTTGTATTTATTCTGACGGAGCCAGACAAGATAGCGATCAAAGATGTCAAGAGCCTGAAAGAGAATGCGACCGTGAGAGGTCTTCAGGTCAGAAATTCGGACCAACCACGTGTCATAGAGGGTGAGAAGAAATTTGGATAGAATTTGGCGATAAGGACAGTCCCAAATGTCAAGCTTATGAAGAGCGTCCGGGACGGGAGGATGTGAATGTCGGGTTCTTGAAATCAGATCCTGATATCCGGAACAGAAGGGGTGACTGAGGGCCTGTGTTGCTGACCACCGTTGATCTGGATCAATGGTTAGAAGATGAGATAGCAGGTCCGTGAACTCCGTAAAAGTTCCGGGACCACTTGAGGAGAACGTTTCAATTTCAGATGACGACAGAGAAAGAAGATCTGTCCACGACTTACCAGAAGAGGAGGACATTTCTTTAAGTTTCCCCTTGTACTGATTTCGATACTTAAAGAGTTTATTGACGGTCTTTGTATTTAGGGATTCGGGGACTTTGGAGAAGATTTCTGTAATGATTTTGGAGTTTCGGTCTGAACATCGTAAGAACGGATGTCGAGATGTCATCTCAAAGAAAACACATCCAAGAGACCACATATCTGAAATGAAAGTATAGTTGGGATGTCCGAGACAAATTTCAGGAGCGCGGTACCAGGAAGTCACGGTTCGAGGTGTTTGAGAGCCCTGTTGAGTCCAGATCTTTGACAGGCCAAAATCGCACAACTTGAAACTGAGTCCGTCATCATCTTTAAAGATGAGAATATTGGCGGGTTTGATATCACGATGAATTGTCTTTTTCTGATGAAGATACTCCACACATAATAAAAGTTGTATCATTCCTCGTTTTAACTCACAATAGGAGGGGGGAAAATTATAGATATATGAGTAGAGATCCATGGAAGCGTGTTCAAAGATAAAGTGTACCTTATCATCTTTAAGTTCACGGTCCCGTAAGGGACTGAAAAATGGGACGGATCGACTCTTTCGAGACGAGATTCCATTTATCTTTCGATTCGACGAAAATGGGTCGCCAAAGGATATGGATAAGAGTTTAACAATATAAGGATGACCATAGAAGCGCATTAAGAGGTCAAGCTCTCGTATCGAGCCGATACCGTACATCATTTTGTCAATAAGATTTCTCTTGATAGCGAGATTTTCTTTCTGAAAAATTCCTCGATAGACGATGCCATAAGTTCCTTTTCCGATACGACTATATTTCTCAATTTCCATATCCGAGATCGAGAGAGAGAAACGTTATCTTTTTAAAGATTAAAATTCCGCTTTTTGATTCGTAGAAGAATCAAAAAGCGTTAAAGAGGGGAAGTTAGATTTATTCTGTACAACAACAGAAGGGTCGAATGAGGGGTCGATTCATCTTGTCAGAGAGTTGATTTAAGAGGTGTCGAATGCGCTCGGATTCAAACTGGACTCGATGTGTTGTTTCACTTGATGTTTGTCGAATTTGATCTTGAATGCGTTCGGACTCTTTTTGGACTCGGCGAGAGATCAGTTCTGATGTTCGCAAAACAGACTCAATTGTTGTCAAGTTCTCGTTTTCTCGAAGAGGAGATTTGTCTTTCTCATGCATTGGTTCTTCTTTGGGAGAGGGTTCGGGAGAAGTCGTATGTGGAGAAGAGATGACAGATTCACTGACATAGTCACGAACGAGGATCTGGGGAGGAGTGGAAAGAACGAGAGTGTTGGGAGTGTTTTCAGAAGGAAAGTTTTCCAGTTTAAGTTTCTTTGGAGAGGAAGAAGATGTGGAATGAGAGAACCACCGTCGGAACATTTAATGTTTGAGAGAGAATCTTTTTAGAAGGGACGAAACATTTCATTTTTGGAGCGAATTTATATGCGAAAGAGATTTCCAGATATGAGAGAGGGCATCTTCACGAAGGTGAAGATTGGAAAGTATTGCAAGAAGATCAAATGACGTTGGAGAAGAGATTGACGTTTGACAAATTAAGATTCTGTTAGAAAGTTCCGCTAATTCTTCGGGGAGCCAGAGCTCTTTCCAAAGATTATATAAGGTGGAATGATGTAAGACACTTTTGTAAATAGAGGGATCGAGCATGAGACTTACCATGAGACAGTAAAAATCGAAACAGGGGAGAATATTAATACCACACTGTCGAAGGTGGTAACACGTTTCTCCATCTTCCTGGGTGAGTCGGACAACATAATAGATGTCTCGAGAAAGAGTTGGATCAAGGAAGAAGTTTCCATTGAGAATGGATTTAACTTGGGAAGAAGAGACAACGGGGAAACGGGGAGGGGGTCGAGGGTTTTTCTTGAGATAGGTTCGTGAGATGAAGGAGGGTGAGATAAGATGACAGGACGTGTTGTTATCGTCAGAACTCTTTTTGATCAGGGATGAGGGAAGGACAATCGAACTGTGGGAAAGAGAAGTTAGCTTAAGAGTGAGAGGAGAGGAGATGTCGACACCATTCCAGAGATAGGAGCAGGGTTTACAGACGAAGCCCAGAGCAGACGGATTTGGGTCTCCGTGAATAAATTGGAGAGACTCACAGGAAAGAAGAAGGGCACAGAGTTGTGAAATAAGACCTAGGATGACACTGGGTTTGAGATATTCCTTCTTTTCGGAAGGAGAGGTATCAGAAGAGGCATTCTCTTTGACAGGAGAGAGGAACTCTGGAATATGAGAGAGTTTCCAGAGAGGGTTAATAGCTTCACTCAAGGTGTAACCGGAGTCTCCACAGATAAAGGCCGTGTAGACGAGGGGGAAGTGGAGAGAGAGAGATTGGAATTCAAGAATCCATGGAATTAAGAAGGAGTTGGTGAAAGAGTCGACCGAGAGAAAGGAGGAGGAGAAGTTCTTTTGTCCAAGAAGGAGATGTTGAAGACGAAGAAAGGGGGCTGGATTTTCCCAGAAACATTGAGGATCGTCAATGGGGACTTTCGAGATAACGAGAGATGAAGACTTGTATTTTCCACTTTCGAGGAGAAACGGTTTTCCGATAAGATCGGGAGTCAAGGTTGTGAGACGTCCCATGTTTCGACATTGGGGACACTTGAAAAAGGACTGAGAAATACTCGGTTGATGATATTTGCGCTGAGGAGAGAGGTTTCGATGTTTAACCTCGGCTCCCAGAGAAAAGTAACAGAAGCGATCATAGGAGAGAGGACACATTTGAGACCAAATAAACGAGGGAAAAGACGATGTCTGTGTTATAAGGTGATCAATAATAAGACTCCGTTCATTCTTAAAGCGATCGAACAAAAGATCAACATTTCGAGTCTCATTACAACAGTCGACATCGCGATAACTCTTCATTTTGAATAGATAGAAAAATCTCTCTTTTTCTCTTTTTCGTTCTGAGTTCTCCTCTTCTTCTCCGGTATAAAAGGATAATAGATAATAAGATCCTTATTATCTATTAAAACATCTTCAACTAAGATCGAGAATAGGGAGTTGAACATGACAACTCATCAAACGGATAGGGTGTGATATCATCATCTTTTGATAATTGAGCCAATGTTGCCGTTGACGGTGTCATTTCCTCTCCGGTTGATGTTAATGTCTTTCGTCCTGCGACTCTGGCTCCCCGCTCACTCTTCTCCGGGGACCCGGAGAGAGAAGAGGAGCGCATTTTCATTTTCTTTTCCAGAGCATCAAGATATTTTTTCCACTGAGCCATAAAGTTTGTCTGTGGAGATATCTCATTATCCTCGAGACTGAATGAGGTCGAGACGTCTTCATTTTTAGTTGATTTCTTACTTGGTTTGGACGGTTTGGGAACACAAGAGGAGTCAATGAAAAAGAGTCGTGTCTCCTCATTAAATTGTAGACCTTTGATTTCCTCAATTCTTCCATGTTCAAAGACGACATTCGAATTTCCAAAGTAGCCAAAGTTAAATCCAAAGTTTATCATACTTCGAAGTTGTAACCTCTGTTTCTCATCAAGTTGGTACCTCTTAACCAGTTCTTCAATGTACATGAAGATCAACATGTCCTTAATCTTTTTCTTCTTTTTAACATCAGCCCAGGTACATGAATAGAGAGATGGAACATCTCTCGATTGTTCTTCAAGTTCCCGTCGAGCCTTTTCTTGGTCTGTCTGCGACATAATTCCAGCGACCTTTGAGAAGAAGTTCACACAGAGATGATATGCTTTACGTGGAGACTCGGGGACTTCCAGTTGATGAAACTTATTTCCTCTCTTGTAAGTTAGAATGCCATCTTTATACATGAATCCCCGAGAAAACTTCCCATAGGCGGCCGAGTTAAACAGTGAAGTCCAAAAGGGATCCGTCGAAATCTCCGCACAACTCGCAAAAATGGGATTAATGAGTGTCTTATTGTTCTTACTTCTTTTCGTTTTACTTGAGGTTTGTGAAACGGGGGTTGTCAGCCAGGGACACGTTTTAATTGACGCTGTCACATAGTCTCCCGGATTGACCTGATTTGGCACTTTCGAGGTCTTTCCCGAACCTGCTCCTGTCGAGGATAGGGCTCCTGCTGTCGGCATTGTTAAGAGTTTCCTGTTTAATTTAAACACATTAACTTTCAAGTCCTAAATCAATCTTTTTCTCTCTTTAAAGAAATGTCCCTTTCTTCTTTTTCTGACGATTTTTCCTCATCTTCTCCCACGTCTTCTGATCGAAAGAAAAATCCTCCAAATCTGTCTTCTTCTCCAAAACAGCGAGTCGCCTACAAAAAAATCTATAGTCGTAACGGTTGGTATGTTATGAAGATCGTCCCTCTCTCTCGAAACTCCTCCGAACTTCCCACTCCTGAATTCGATCCAACATCCCCCTCTTCTTCTCCTTCTTCTCCTTCTTCTTCTCCTTCTTCTCCTTCTTTTCCTTCTTCTCCTTCTTTTCCTTCTTCTCTTCTTTCAGAACAGAAACAGGAAAACTCCTCTCCTTCTTCTCCTTCTTCTTCTCCTTCTTCTCCTTCTTTTCCTTCTTCTCTTCTTTCAGAACA